GAAGGACAGCGAAGTGCTGTTGCACCTTATACTACTGAGGACGTTATTACTGAGGCTGAGAAGCTTTATACATTTGTTCAGAAGAAATAGTTAAAATTTAATCCGCAGGGAGGCCCGGGGTTACAGGGGTCTCACACTTTTTTAAAAGGAGAAAAAAATGAGTGATACAACGCCGACAACTTTGAACGAGATGATTAATCTTCTCGTATCAGTACAGACAGACTACAATAAATTTTATGGTGATGGAAATGCATCAGCTGGAACTAGGGTTCGTAATGCTATGCAGCAAGTAAAGACGACAGCGCAGGAAGTTCGAGTTCATGTTCAGTCTACTAAAAACAGCAAGTAGATAATTTAATCCGCAGGGATGCCCTGGGCTATAGGTGTCTCATTCCACTTTGCCATAATATTTACTATAGACTGGTAAATTTATAAAATGGAAATGTATGCATGCCATCTAGTACTTATAGTCTCGTTGGAAGGCAAAAGCCCAAGGAACCAGAAGAGGAAAAAATAATGAGCAACCCAAAAGATAAGGACAAGATGTCTGAAGTCGAACCGGAGCAAGACGACACCTATATTAATCCTGAAGAAGATTATGATTTCGGATTTTTAGGAAACTACGATGACGATGTCGTAACTCAAGATGAAAGAATGTTACCGGAAAATACGGCTTCATCAGCTATTAGTTGCGGTTTTATGGGTATTGGAGGCGGAGGCGGGAAATTAGCTAAGGCCTTCCTTGATTTAGGCTTTACAAAAACGCTGTTAGTAAATACTACAGTTAAAGACCAGCCCGGAGGCGTCGATCCGGATCATTTTCTATTATTACCCGGGGCGGACGGCGTCGGGAAAGACGTAAATTTAGGAAAAACTGTTTTAAATGATAATAGCGCCTTAGTTGAAGATTCTCTTAGGACTAGATTCGGTAAGGTAGACTGGCTATTCATTTTAGCTGGTGGAGGAGGCGGCACTGGCAGTGCATGTCACGAATTGCACGAGGCTTGTAGCCGATTCTTACAGACCTCTGAAGCTGGTGGCAAAATAGTTTATATAATTAGCAAGCCTACTGCGCAAGAACTACTAAACCCAACAGTTAAAGCAAATTATGAGACACTTTTAAGTGAAGTTTCTGATCACCCACATCTTTTAGTAGATAATGAAAAGCAATTGCAGCTATTAAGAGGTAAGGTTGGAATGCTTAACATGTATCCAGCCGCAAATAGTACTTTTGCCAAGCTGCTTCACCAAGTTCTTAAACTTGCAGATCAGAGCTCTCCAATTCAAACTTTCGACACTAAAGATTTAGAGCGCTGTTTACGAACTGATGGTAGAATGTTTTTAGGAAGCACGGTGGTTAGAGACGCTAGCGACAGAAATCTTGGCGCCACGGTATTTCAAGGATGCTTACGAGGGTCACCGTGCCCCGGACCTTCTAAAAACCCAGAGACTGGAGTGCTTCTACTCTTAGTAACATCAGCAATGGCTGGAGATCCGGACGTCAGCCGTAATTTAGAATCGGCAATGTCTTATGTTGGCGGAAGGACAAATACATTGTTTTCTGGAGTATATGTGAACGATAGAATTCCTGGACTAATTGGAATCACATTGTTCGGCGGTATGAAATAATTTAATCTTCTTGATATAATTAAGACTGTGAGGTTATGGAATGAAAGTAACACGCAGTCAATTACGTCGTTTAATTAGAGAAGCTCTCCTTATAGAATTTGCTGGAAATGTTACTGGCAGAGAAAAAGGAATGTCTGTGTCTGCGCATCCACCCGCTGGAATGACTGGATTAGAAGTTGGTGACGTAGTATATCTCGATAGAGACACATACTTGGATGCTGATATTTTACCTTTCGACAAGGATTTTCCGCCAGTGACTGTGACAGAACTTGGAGATATGGATCAGCTAGTAGGAACAACCATTCCCGGCGATCCGGCACCACCGAGTCAATGGGAATGGGTTGCTGGAGCTACTGGACCTGCGTTTGTAGGATCTTACGAGCCAGCTCCAGGTCTACCGGTTGAGGATTTAGTATTTCCCGTGAGTGCTATTGATTGGGAATATACGCAAAGAGGTCCAAAAGAACCTTGGGACGCCGCGCCCGGGCCGATAAATTATGCCGGCGGCTAAAAAATAAGAGAAAAAAATGAATTTTAAATGGTTTGGAAAACGGAAGTACATTCCGGAAAATGTGATATTGGAAGTAGACATGCCAGATGACATCACTGACGAAATAGAGAAATCTTTGTTAGAACTAAAAGAGGCATATGATTTACCAACTGAAGAGGTAGAAATCTCAATAGAGTCTAGAAAAAAAGCGCGATTATTCAAATTTAGAAATATTCAATAATTTATTTAAGATTGTTTTTTCTATTTGACAGACTCTCATTCTAGTTACGCCAAAAACATCCCCTATTTCCTGGAGGGTATTTGGTCCTTCGGCAGCAGCTAATAAAGTGCAATTTAAAGATTCTTTATGCTCTATCCACATTCGACATTCTTGATTCTGGCAGTGGAGGTTTCTTTTTTTATGTTCTGCAAAACAAGTAGTATTTAAGACTACGTCACCACACTCATTTTTTTCTTTGTCTTTACTCACGACAACTCCTATTTATGATTGTTAATATTATTATTTAATCCTTACTTAATATGTACAGCAGGAGATGATCAGCAAATGGGAAATAGAAAAATTTTGGTTGTCGATACAAGCGTCTTGTTATACGATATGCAATCTATTCATTCATTTCCAGGAAACGATGTCGTATTACCATTAGTCGTTTTAGATGAGCTTGATAGGTTTAAAGACAAGCCCGGGTTATTGGGTGAGTCTGCAAGGTACATCAACCGGTTCTTAGATACCCTCAGAGAACACGGAAAGCTAAATGAAAGTATACCTATACCTGGAACAGACCAGACCCTCAGAGTTGAACTCAGGGCCCCGGAGATAAATGAGTTAAATGCGTTTGACTACAGCCGCGGCGATAATAAAATTATTGCTGCAGCATATTATCTAAAAAATCAAAATCCAGAAAAAAAAGTTAAATTAATTACGAAAGATATTAATCTTAGAGTAAAATGTGACGCTCTTGGCATTTTTGCCGAAGATTATTTTAATGACCATTTAGATATAGATGCGTCTCAAGAATACATAGGGTGGGAATTATTTCAGACTAATGACGAAGAAATTAATTTAATGTACGAAAATGAAGAATACAAGCTTTCATCAGATTTAAAATTTTTAGAAAACGAATTTATATTAGTGAAAGGTAATATCTCCAAATCGTTTTTAGGGATACACAAGGCAGGAAAAATTTTACCTCTAAAAAGAAAAGTTTCCAGTATTATTAGACTCGAACCGCGCAATAAAGAACAAAATTTTGCAATTGATGCTCTTCTGGATCCGGAAATACCATTAGTAACTTTAACTGGATTAGCTGGTTCAGGAAAAACATTCATTACATTAATGTGTGCGCTTGAAGGCCTTCACGATGGTGCATACGAAAGAATAGTAATTACTAGATCCATCCAGCCAGTGGGAAGAGACTTAGGATATTTACCAGGAGACATGCACGATAAAATGGATCCATGGCTAGCTCCTATCGCAGATAATATTAAGAGCGCTTTTAAAGATACTACTTATTTTGATATCATGATCGAAAAGCATAAAATAGAAATTGCTCCGTTGGCTTATATTCGTGGGAGAACGTTTAATGATTCATTTGTGATTGTTGACGAAGCACAAAATGCAACTATCCACGAATTAAAAACTATTATAACTAGAGTGGGCACAGGATCAAAAATAGTTTTATTAGGTGATACTGATCAAATTGATACGCCTTACATTGATAAAAAATCTAATGGCTTGTCTAACGTTGTAGAACGCTTTAAATACAGCAAAAATCACGCGCACGTTAAATTAGATAAAGGCCAAAGATCAGAAATTGCTTCTGAGGCTTCAAAAATCTTATAATGAAAATAAATACTACATGTAGGAGGTGGTTATGGCAGTTGTTACAAAAAATTTAAATCAATATCGTAAAGTTTATCCGGGCATCCGAAGGACGCCAAGATATGATACTAGAATTACGTTAGATCAGGATTTGACTATAGAAATTGGATCAGTCACTTTAGCAGATGAAGAGAGCGGTACCTATATATTTAGTGAAACTTATACCGACGTGCCGAGTGTAACTGCGAGCCTCGTGGGCGGTGTTAGCGCCAATGTTAACCTATACATAAGTTCACTCACTACCGGGGCCGTTACCATTAGTTGCAGTGCCGTAAATTCAGGCACAATTAAATTAATAATTATTAGTCAGAGCTCATAATGGCATCAGATCCGGATTATATAGTAGAAAGCAGACATATCGTCTTTAGTGGCGAGGATGAAACAATTGTGACTTTTACAAAAACTCACTATCACGTTCCGTCAGTAACTGTCTTAGCTGCCCTAGAAGATGTAAATGTTCACTTATCAAATCTTACAATGACTGGAGTAACATTACGCACCAATGCCGGATTTAGCGGAAAAATACACATGCAAGCAATTTCTAAAAAGAGTTAAAAAATGGCAAGAGATTTTAGATCAGATAGAATAAGAATAAATAAAGTCGTTACCAGCGCGTCTTATGATGGTTCCGATCGCCTTTGGCCTGGAGTGTCGTTTTACAGCGCTTCAGCAGCAGACGGCTTTTCCGGTCTCATCAGCGACACCAACATGCTAAATGATGTTGGAACTGATGTCGGATTTTTCGTGTCTGGGTCAAAAGACAGCAGGGAATTAAAGACTTGGGGAGGAGTGTCCCTATTCGGTGGAGACGTCGTCGTTTCCGGTACGCTGTATGCTGAAAAGCAAGTTATCGAAGTAGACGAGTCAGTTACAGGCAGCCTTTCCGTATCTGGCAGCCTTTTTGTATCTGGATCTGCCAGAATAGGAGTCTATGGAACTGGAAGTTTCACTCCAAGCTTTAATGATGTAGCGCTACTTGTAACAGCGGATTCGAGACATAATGCAGGGCTTCAACGCCATACAGCTTCTATCCTTATTCACGAACAGGGCGACAACGACGGCGGGCGTTTGCTATTTACGAATGAAGTCGACGACAAAGGGGAACACGGCGTCAGTCATGCGTGGCATATATACGGAAAGCCTGCAGCAGAGGGTAGTAACTTCGATGCAAGCATGAATTTTTATTATAATGATGGCGAAAATGACGGGACGGGTGCAAACTTTGTCAGAATTACTGGAGACGGAAAAGTAGCTGTGGGCATGAAAGTAGTATATCCGCATGCAGAATTTGAAGTCCAGAATGTCAATGCTGCCTACGGTGGAGGTACCTCCACCATTTTAATCAGTGCTGATAGTGCATCTTCAGCATCGCTAGCATTTCGAAAAGAGGTGACCAACGATCCGGCTGCTGCAATATCTCTTACTGCTGATAACAATTTGAGTATTAGCATGCTGAATGATGACGGTCAGGATAAAGATATTATTTTTAATGTCAACGTCGAAGGGACTCCCACAGAAGTGATGAGGATTCTGGGTTTAGAAGCATATGTGGGCATAGGGATCGACGCGCCTACGGCAAATCTGCACGTTGCTGATACAGGAGCCACCACTATTTTAATTGATGGCGATAACACCGGGGATGCCAGGCTCATGATTGAAAATGGCGGAGGGAACCATTATCTTTTCGATGACCAATCGGATAGTAACCACTTAAAACTACAATCAGCAAATGAACTTGCGTTTAATACGGACGGTGCTACCGAAAGAATGAGAATAGACGATTCTGGAAACGTGGGAATTGGGACAGACGGCCCAGTTTTTAAATTGCAGATCGAAGATGATGGTGCCGCATCAGTCGCAATTCGAGAGTTAGATAATGCTAGCAATGGACCAGATTTAAAATTTCAAAAATCCAATGCTTCTGCTATTGTTGCAGATAATGATGATCTCGGTAATATTCAGTTTTATGGTCATGATGGCACAGACTACGCTACCATGGGTTGTGGCATTTCTGGTAGAGTAGACGGAACTCCCGCAGAGAATGATATGCCTGGTGAATTAGAGTTCTACACTAGAGAACCAAACGCCGGCTCAGCTACTAATCGGATGAAGATAAGATCAGACGGAAAAATTGGTATTGGAACGGATGAACCGGCTACACTTTTGCAGGTATCTGGCTGCATTTCTGCAACTACAGCTACTGGCGATACCGGTTATGCACTACATACAAAAAAGAATGGAGGTTCTAGCGCGCGGCAAATTGCAATAGAAAATCTAGACGCAGCTGCCACAGATGCTCCAATATGGGGAATACACCACCAGGACGGAGGAAATCTTTCTATTGGTGAATTATGGAATGATTATAAATTTGTTATAGACACCGACGGTAAAATCGGAATCGGAACGATTGAACCAGAGATGCTTCTGGCGGTGTCTGGAACTATTGGGGCGCGCACGGTCTACTCCGAGACAGCTGATAGCCTCCACTTAAGAAGGGAAGGAAATTATAGCGCGCGGATGATAGAGTTAGAAAATATAGACGCCGCCGCTACCTCGATGCCGACCTGGAAAATATTGCATCAAGACACCGGTGACTTCGCTCTTGGAGCAGACTATGGTAGCCCTCTCTTTACTATTGACGAGTCTGGAAATGTTGGAATAGGGGATGATTCGCCCGACCACACTCTAGATGTTGAAGGGAATATTGGAATAGCTGCAGGCGGTTATTTAAACTGGGATGATACCGACGGCACCAGCGGTTATGGATTTTTTGATAATGCCGGCACGCTCCAATTTAAAAATTCTGGTGGAAGTTGGACTGATATAGGGGCTGGAACTGATCCTGGTGGGTCTACTACAGAAATTCAGTTCAATAATGCCGGTGTGTTCGATGGAGATGCTAGTCTTGTTTGGAACGCCGGCGCGCAGGGACTCGAAATAAATGGAGCTATTTTATTAGCTTCTGACATTATGCATATGGGTGATCCGGACACCAAAATATCGTTTGATACTGATAAGATTGAAATCTCTGCCGGCGGATGGGAAGCTGTAGACATAACTGAAGCGCTTATCAATACGACAACTTTTAATCCAGACCAAGTGTCTGGTTTTTCTTGGCAAGTTGCGACGGCAGGCAACACTCTTGCACTCAAGATTGCGGGGTTATCGAATAGAGTAGAAGTAATGTCTGAAAACAGCACAGATAACGATGGCGACGATGTGCTGTTCTTTGTTAGCGGTTCAACAACACATCTGCACCCCCAAGACCAAGGGAGGTCTTTATTTGCTGGAGACATGACAGTATCTGGTAGTTTAAAAACAGGTGGAGTTGCTAGCACTATATATCGGACGACAACTCTCATTAATGGCTCTGTCACTTGGGATGATGGTACCGAACCGGTAAGTACGCGCATTATCGCAGATGGTACTTTTAATAATCCGAACGTGCAAGTTTATGATTTGCCAACTGGAATAGAGCATAACGGTAGAACTATCACTATAAAAATGATGGATATAGGCTCAGGCATGGTAAAATTAGATCCTGGAGCAAGTGATCAAATTGAAGATCCCACCGCCCAAGGGACTATGCTTCTTACTGCGGATGAGGCAGAATTCCAAACTGGCGAAACTCCATACGCTTGGACATACCAAGCGTTTTGGGTAACTACTACTCAGAAGATGCTCTGGTTTATAGTAGGCAAGTCTAGTTAGTAATTAGATTAGTAGATTAGTAGATTAGTATTAGATAGATTAGATTACTGATTACTGATATACTGATACTGTTCTATAGTAGCTAGAATATTAATAAAGATAATTTTGTATAACTACTATACAAAATATTTAGAAGATTAAAGTTAGGTATACTGATCTACTGTTACCGTACTTTAAACTAGGATTCTTGCATGTTCTCATCTCCATTTGATACTTCAAACGTAAAAATTTCAATACCATCTGATGCCCAAATAATTTTTGTTGCTGATATGTTTAAGGAAGATTTTGTCGGTGGAGCTGAACTGACTACAGAGGCACTAATTGAAAGCTGCCCACTAAAGGTCTTCAAGCTTCATACTAGAGATATTAATTTAGAGCTTTTAGAGCAGGGATATCAAAAGTATTGGATATTCGGAAATTTTGCTACACTAGATATTAACTTAATCCCAACTATTGCAGCCAATATTCAGTATTCCATACTAGAATATGATTATAAGTTTTGTAGGTATCGTTCTCCAGAAAAGCACGAATTAGCAGAAAAAAAGCCGTGTGACTGTAATAACCAAGAGCACGGAAAAATGATTTCAGCGTTCATGTATGGAGCAAAATCTATTTGGTGGATGTCGGAAAAGCAGCAAGAACGTTATCACTCAATGTTTCCATTTTTAGCAGAGGGAGAGAGCACTGTGCTTTCTTCTGTCTTTAACGAACCATTTTTCTTAGCAGTTAAATTGCTCCAAGAAAAATATGGTGACACCCCTAGAAAAGGATGGCTAGTATTAGGCTCAACTTCTTGGATAAAGGGAACAGAAGAAGCTGAAAATTGGTGTAAGGAAAATAATAAAGATTATCAAG